TCACTGCATCACCCCCATTTGCCACAGGAGCGAGCATTGAACGGCGTCCAGTGCTTCAACGCCTTCTTCGTATGCTTCCTGGGTGATGTTCCGGAACAGGCGGCTTTCGTTTGTCTCAAGGATGAGAGTGCGCCATTCGTCAGGGGGTATGTGTTGGGTTTGGCTGGTCACTGGCTAAACTCCACTCCATGCCTTCCGGCGTATTCGTAAATCGTCTCAATCAGCGCGCTCATTTGCTCCTTCGATAGCTTGCTGGAACGGAACCCAACCGGGACCATCCCCTTGCCATCAAGGGCCATTTCAAAGCGCTGCGAGTGATCGAGGGCGTGAAGGAAAAGCGACTTCCACACGTCCGGCGTTAGCTCTCGGCCTTCCGGTCTTGCCGCTGCCAGTTCGCCTAGAAGCGTCCACATAAGCGCGTTCTGGTCGAGCGTGCGCCGTGGCGGCTTTACCGAGAGCCTTGAACCAACCGGGGCAGCATCGACAATCCGATGCGCCGTCTCGCGGGTGCGGCCTAGGACAAGCTGGTAGCCGTCGCTCATGCCGCCTTCCTTTCCAGTTGCTCGCTCTCGTCCCAAAGCCGCATCGCCACTGCCAGCAGGTCGATGCCCCATTCCTCGAAGAACCCGCGATGCCCCAAGGCTTCCACGGAAAGCGTCTGAAACGGATCGTGCTGGATCAGGTGGTATTCCGGAGCCAAGGGAACGACGAGCTTGTGAGAACGTGCGAAGCGGCCCATGCGGTCGGCGTATCCTGTGACGTGGTGAAGCGTCACAGGGCTACGTCCAGACACAAGACAGGGCATTTCAGCCACGCGAGCCATGTGCCTTTTCTCGGCTGCGGTGGGCGGCTTCTTGGCCATCAGGCGGCGGCTCGCTGTTCGTAAGCAGCAAGTTGGTCGCGAAGTTCGCAGACCTGCTCCAAAAGCCTTGTAATGTGCCTGGCCTGGCTGCGCTCGCGCTCAGTCTCATGGCCTTCGACGGCCACGCCAAGCGCCTTGAGCCGCTTTTCGACCCACTTTTCTGCTTGCCTATAGCAACCAAGCTTTGTTGCCTTGGCATGGTCACTCAGCCCAAGTTCGGAGAACGTCTTGAACATTACCGAAAGGTCTTCGGCGTAATCGCGAATTTCATTGAGAAGGTCGGTAAGCTCAGAAACCGACGTTTCGGCCATGATCTCGCGCTTGACGATAATAATCTCGTCTCCGTCGTCTGTCTCAATGTAGATGGTCGGATTGCGCATACATACCTCATTCAATTGTGGCAGACGTTCACACGCGGTCTGCCAGCGCGCGGGTAAGCCCGGATTACCGGGTAGTGACTGGTTAGAAGGGAATGTCGTCGTCGAGGTCTTCGCCGCCGCTGCGCCATGCGTCCGGATCACCTGCTTCGGTCTTGCCGGTGTCGACGATCTGCGCGCGAATGCGCTCCTGCATGCGCTTGGACAGCTTATCGAACGTACCCATATTGTCGGCGTCGTAGATCAGCAATTCACCTTCTGCTTCCGGCTTCGGCATACCCTTGGGGATGCTGCCAAGACTGGCGACGTTGGCATACGTCTTGCCGTCCTTTTCGGTGTGCGTGATGGTGATGGTCGCAGGCGCGCCGAGAAGCTTGGCAATGTCGAAGCCGCGCAGTTCATCAGGCGTGAATGGCTTGCTGCGCCATGCCTGCAAATCCTTGCGCAGGTTGGCCTTGTCGCTCAGGGAAAGCGTATAGGTCTTGCCGATAACGGCAGGCCCTTCATGCTTTTTCCCGTCATGCTCCCATTCGACGCGCTCGGCAGGGATTTGCCAGCGAATGTAAACCTTGTGCTGGACCTTCACTTCGCCCTGAAATTCGGACTTCTGCTTGCCAAGGTCCACAACCTGATCGCAAACAGCAAAGTGAGTGCCAGGAGGGACGGGGCTAAAGTCGCCGCCACCGCCTGTATCTGTTGCCATGATTGCCATTTCTACTTTCCTTCCGTTCGTGGTGGTTGGTGGGTTGGTTAAGCTGCCCGCTTTTGTTCGGTGAACGTCACGCCAGGGATTTCCCGGCGCGCGGCAGGGCTGCGGGCGTCCCTGTCTGCAAGCTCTTGGAGAAGTGCCTCAAAGGCCTCCGGCTGCTCTGCGATGTAATGGCCCAGCGCGGCGCGGCGGTCGGTGATCGTGGCGGTCCAGTAAGTCCGCAGCCCGGTTGCCTCGCGCTCGATCCTGTTTGCTGACGTTGCCAGCTTGGTCGCAGCCTTGAGTTCAATCTCGCCCTGATAGCGAGCCTCCAGATCATCACTGCGCAGGGCGTCCTGTGCAGCTTTCTGGCGGGCCTCGGCTTCCTCGCGGGCCTTCCGCGCCGCCTCGTCCTTGGCGCGCTGCTTGGCGGTCCTGTAGGGCGTCAGGCGGGCTTTGATCTCGCCGGTCGCAAGGTCGCATCGGTCAAGCAAAGGCTTCCACTTGGCTTGCACCGCCTTCGCTGCGTCGTCGTGCGGCTTCTTCTCGGCGGTGCGTTCGCCATCGGCTTCCTTGCGGGCCTTGCGGAACTCGTCCAGAAGCTCATCAAGCGCGGTTTCCTGCTCGTCGTTCGTTACGTCAGTGATGCCATTGGCAACCTCGAACAGGCTTTCAATGTGCATCGACCACGCTTCGAGCGGGGGCGGATTGTTGTGGCCGGGTGTCATGCCGCCCTCGCATACTTGGCGAACGTCATGTCCTGCTTTGCCTTGGAGAGGGCCTCGCCTACGGTCTTGCCGCTGCCAACCTGGCCGGTCTTGAGCGTGACGCTGAACAGGCCGAGCGCCTTGAAGTGGTGAACATCGGTGATGCCCTCGCGCTCCATGATGGCGGTAAGGTTGATGCCGGTGTCAGACATTGCCTGCATCTCCATTACCCCGGCCAACCTCGATAGCCGGGGTGTTGGAGTCACGCATCGAGGCTGCGCGGCGGGAGAGGGTGACCATCTGCCGGTGTCCGGGCATGTGCTGGCGGACATATGGCTTGCCCATGGTGGGCACGGTGTAAGGACGGGCGTTCATGACGAAAACGACACCAGCGCTGCAATCGGCATGGCGATCAAACCGAAAACCGTCAGCATGTAAAATCCGGCATCGAAACCGGTGCCCTCGGTTTTGTCTGCGACAATGAAGCCGATCTTTACGGCGCAGGAAATGTAGAGGACCACGCCAAGCACGGTTCCCATGATCGTGAGAAAGTTAACCATTCGCCTTCTCCTGCTTGTATTGGGAGACGGCGCGGGCGAGCATTTCAGGGGGCAGGTATGTGCCATGATTGCTGCTGTCGCCGTAAAACGCTGCGAATATCCGCTTCACCGCTTCCTCATCAGGGTCGATGGGCGGTTGTTCGAGCTGCATGACCAGCTTGACGAGGGCTGCAACAGCAACGGTGACGCCGTCGCTTGGCCAGAGATAAGGGTGAAGCGGCTCCTCAGCATTCAGCAGTTCACAGGCTCTCTTGCCTGCCCAATCAGGAATATCGTTCATGGCGTCATGATCCAAACGGAGGTGAAAATGATGATCGCAAGGGGAAGGACAGCCGCCATGCAAAGGCGGAAGTCGTGGCGGTCGCGGTCGGTGATCTGGTCAGGCATCACCACCTCCAGCCCATTCAATCATCGCATCGGCAATGTCGTCGCGAAAACTGCTTGGATAACCTGCATAAAAAAGAGGCATCGCAATTAAATTACCCATCGCGATAAATAATGCTGCCATAGCTCGGCCACCTTCTCCCCACTGAGAGAAGTCTCCGGTGCCATTCACAAATGCCGCGAGGCAAAGAACGACAAGCGTAATAGCGAAGTGGATGAGGCATGATGCTACAAGCTTCATCAAGGTGCGTTGGCCTTTACTTGCCATCACAGCACCTCCGCTGCGTTGATCGCGGCGACCTCGGCCCGATAAGCGTCCTTCGCGTTCGTGATGTGCGCATGGAACGACCAGTGATACGCCGCCCCACGAGCGCGCTCGGCCTCCGCTGCGTTCATCGGTGGGAACGACACGCGGACCAGGTCGGGCGAGAACTGATAGGCACGGCGGAACTCGTTGGCGGCGCGTTCAATCCGCTTCCAACGGTGCTGCGCTTCCATTTCAGGCTCGGCAGCAACGTGGTCCAGAAGGCGGGCCATGAGTGCCGTTTTCATGCCTGCTCTCCCTTCGCGCGGTCGGCCAGAACTGTGGCAAGCAGGGTATCAGCGCTCTCGATGTCCGAAAGCAGATCGCGCAGCTCAAGCAGATTGTCGAATGGGGTTGAGTGGTCCGACCGGATGCCTTCGATCAGGCCATAAGCCTGCATGAAGCGGTCGTCTGACCAGCCTGTATTGCTCATGCGCCGTCTCCACATGCAATCGCGTCCTCGATCTCCTGCAACAGGTCTTCGTAGGTCGCGGCGTGGACTTGCTCGCCAGCGCAACGGAAATATCCGTCTTGATCGCAGTCCACATCGTAATCGGGGGAGGTCGCGCACCAGTCGAATGCGCGCGTCGGGATCGGCGGGCTATCGACGCTGATCGTCCAGCCCTTGTAGGTCCACATATCCTCGGTGGGGGTGACAGCTTTTGTCATGCGTCACCCATGAGCTTGGCAAGGCGCTGGTCGCGGTGTGCGTTCCATGCGGACCAGTCGCGCAGGGGCAGGCCAGCAGGATAAACATGCTGGTAGCTGCGGCCTTCTTCGATGGCGTCGAAAGCCTGTGCCAGACCCGGCGCGATGCTGTCGGCAAGGTCTTCGGAAAGGTGATCGAGAGCGCGGTCAATCAGCATCAGGAGATCGCGGTCATCAAGACCAGCGATGCGATCCAGTGCGTTGCCTGCGCGGATTGAACTGTGGGCGGTCATCGTTGCCTCCATGCCGGTGTGTTCCGGCTATGGGGCTTGTATACCGTTTCGGTATTAGTGGGTCAACAACGAATATGCCGATATGGTATTTTTCTGCTCAGGCCATGAAAAACCCCGCCGAAGCGGGGCAATCTCTTGGCGATCAGCATACCAGTCGTTTGGGTATTCGGTACTCTTCCACCCGGTAATCGTTGCCGACCGGTTTTGCGATCAGTGTCACAAGACAGCCATCGCTCTCGGCTACGTAAGCTGGGGTCGATGTTGCATTTACCACTGCCACGGAGCCAACAGGAGCGACCGTCGCCGCAGTATGCCCCGGCACAACAACCGCGCCTCCACCCCAATGCCACTGGAAAGCCCGTCGCCCGTCCGGAAGATCAAAGGCGTTCTCTGGAGGCCCTAGTCTCATCACCGCCTCCGTGACGGACTCCCCGACATATTGCTTCATCGCGGTGGATGCGCAACCAGCCAGGGCAATGGCGGAGATAAGACAGAGCGCTTTGGTCATTCGGGCCTCACTGATGCAACGACGATTGCGGCGATCCGTGTTTCCACGATCCCAGGCTCCTGGCTATTCAGCTTGATCGGCATGTGCGCTGGATTGCTGGATCGCGGGACAAGCCAAAGCTCGCCGTTTTGTTCGACCAGCTCCTTGACCGTGGCCTCGCTATCCCCGTGTATGTCCGTGCGGATTACGATAACCCGCTTGCCGGGTGACGCTTCGGCTCTGCCAAATAGCGAGATGCATTCAAGGATAGTGCCCTCGGGATAGACTTGATCCATGCTATCACCGACGACGCGCAATCCGAACCTGTGTTCTAGATCGGCGGAAACATCTGCCCGTCCAGTAAATGCAATCCAATCACTTGCAGGATGTTCTATGGCCGTCCTCCATAGTCCTGCTTGTACGTCGCCCTTTACATAGAGGGTCGGGCCAAGCGGGACGGCCACATCTTTTGATAGCAGCGCTGATGCGTCAACGCCTAAAATCTCTGCCAACCTGAATAGCTGTTCAAATTTGGGCTCGCGTTGACCGCGCTCCCACCGTTGAATGGTCGGCTGCTCTACACCCATCCTTTCAGCCAAGTCGACTTGAGTAAGTCCCTTGCGTTTCCGCAGGGCGGCTAGGCGTTCAAGATACCCCATCGGAATATCTTGCCCGCTGGCGAATTTGAGCGGAACGGCCAAAATGGTATTGCGCTGGAATACCGTTTCGGTATATTCAGATGCCATGAGCACCTACCACGAAACCCTGTCTGCCTTTTTGAGCGAAGGCTCAATGGGCGAACGTGAACTTGCCGCAGCGATTGGCCGGACGCAGGTGACCATCAACCGGTACCGCAACGGCAATCGGTTCCCTGACGCGAGAACCGCGCGACTGATTGACGACGCGACGGGCGGAAAGGTTCCGTTCCCGATCTGGCAGGCCGAGTTCCTCTCCCGCTCTGGTCTGGCTGCGTAGGCCAAGGGGGAGGGGCACATGACACCGAACAGCATCATGCAGGCAGTGTACACGGCTTCGCGGGAGTTCACTCCGGGAGAGGACTTCCAGCGGTACATTGACTCACTATCTGCGCCATCGAGTGCATCAGAACCGACGCTCCGACAGGAAGCGCATCTGGTTCGTCTAGAAGTTGCGAGATCGATCGCATCCGTTGGACGGCTGCTGATCCGGACTCTTCGGACATGGTCTTTGTTCGCGCAAGTTCGACTGCGCAAATGCCTGCGAGCAATGCGGTTTCCACTATCAGCGCTGCGAACCGCTGCGTCTCGTCTTGCCCGTCCATTCGGTTCCTCCGGTGAGTCTACGGCGAGCGTAACGCGCCCCGGCTCCGAACGGGAGTCCTGAGCCATGCTTATTCTGAAAATCCTTCTGGTCTGGTCACTGGTCGCACTGGTCCTGTCCGTGCTGGTCGGCAAGTTCATCAAGGCGGGTGAAGCATGATCGGACAGGACGCCAATCACACGATCTATTGCGACTTCTGCGGGAAGTCTCAGCACGAAGTTCGCAAGCTTATCGCTGGTCCGTCTTCGTTCATCTGCAACGGATGCATCGAGCTTTGTGTCTATATTCTGGTGTCCGATAAGCACATCATGAATGGCCATCGCCCGATGCTTCCCGGTGACATTGGGGTGAACGCCTAAATGTCGCTCAATCCTTTCCAGAACACGCAGGACCGCAGCGCCAATCGCTTCGGCATCCCCTGCGCGCTCTGTGTTTCCCTTTCTCATGCTGGAGACTTCGCACATGCCGCGCGATAATTCCGCCCCAAACGTTGGTATCACCTCGGACGAACAAATTCGGAACGTCCTGCACCGCCACATCAAGCGCGCGCTAGACCGCCGCGAGTTTAGCCGCGCGTCGCTGGCAAAGGAAAGCGGCGTCGAGCTGTTCCAGATCGACCAGATCAATTCGTCAGACAAGGCCAAGCATCGCCGCGTCACCTGCGAGGATGCGTTCAACATCGCCTATACTCTTGGCGATGATTGCGTGACGGCCCTGCTTGGCGTGATCCACTACACCGCGCGCCGGATCGATGCCGACGAAGTGGACGCGCATCACATCGTTGCGAGCGCCCTTCCGCACATGGCCACGATTGCCAGTGCCGCCGCTGATGGCCGCTTCGACCACACCGAACGTCCTGCCGTACAGGAAGCCGCCGACCATCTGGTTGCCACGTTCCTGCCGCTGTCGAGCGCGGGAGGGATGCAGTGATGCGCCGGTTTGAAGCACAGCTTGTGGCGGCTCTTGAGGCCATGGTCGCCACCGATCCTGATGGCCACACGCCGCAATGGGTAAACGCCCGCGCTCTGATCGCCAGGGCGAAGAAGCGCAGGGAGTTCCATGAAAGCGTCATGAGTTCAAGGAGGCCCGCGTGATGAACTGGCAACCCGGTGATCTGGCGCTGTGCGTAAGCGGGCGTGGTCCGAACGAGCCGAGGGCCGAGGCAATAGCTGGCCACAAGATTCCTAAGCGCGGCGGAATTTATACCGTAGAAAGCTTCTTGTATTGGGACATCTATCCGGCGCTTGTTCTTGTAGGACACCACTCAAGACATGGATCGCGCGGTTGGGATGCAGGCTGCTTCGTCAAAGTCACCCCCGGCACTGAAATCAAGGGTGCAGAGAAGGACAACCGCCTTCCTGTGAAGGTGATCGCATGATGCAGCAGAGCAATTCCCCCGGTTGGCTGTTCTGGCTGTTGTGGCTGGTAATTCTCAGCACCACGATCTCGTTGGCAACGACGCGGATCGAAAGAGCAATCCGGCATCACAGCGACATCTATTTCTGCGTCGAGGCAATGAAGCTTCTGCCTGAGACGCCGGCTGTTTGCGATCCGGTCTTTGGCACCGATACGCTGAAAGGATCGGCGGCATGATCCGCGATCTACTCATGCTCGCCATCCCCTACGAGGTCCGTGCCCATCATGGCCGCTTCGTAACCCCTATCGAACAGGACACCCACAACCGCCTTTGTGAACGCAAGGCAAAGCGGGTCGTCTATCAAGCTGCACAGGTGAAGCCGTGAAGGTCGCCTGCGCCCATGATGGCTGCCTGGCCATGGTCAACAGCGTCAGCAAGACTGGCCTGTGCCGCGCCCACTATGATAGCCGTAACTCTCGTCGGATCAACTGCGGCCATTGCGGCAAGCGTGTCCGTGGCAACAAGAGCGGGCTTTGCGGCCCCTGCTACTACCGTAGCGCCAGTAAGCGTTGCGTTGAATGCTCGGCTGCATATTCCGGCCCCCGTCGTCAGTGTGGACGCTGCAAGGAATGTTATCAGCAGTCCCGCTGGTCGTCGCGCGTCCCGCAGGATCGCAAATACGATTACTGGATCTTGCGTGGTCGCAAGGTTCCTGCGCCTGAGGCCGTAGCGCGCATCCTTGCTGGCGAGGTCGTGACTGTAAAGAAGCGCCCCCGGCTTTTCGCCAAGGTCACGGTCCCCTCGAATGTCGCCCTTAAGAAGGTGGCCGATGCCCTGCGTATTTCCGAGGCGGAAATTCTGTCAGGCAGTCGGTTCGCGGAAACCGTCGATGCTCGCTCGGTCGTGGCGGAGATCATGCTGCGTCAGGGAATGTCCTATCCCCGCGTCGGTCGCCGACTGAACCGCGATCACTCTTCCATCATTAACCTGCACCGCAAGTTTCCGCACCGCGCGTCGCGCCGTCCGATCCTCGCCAAGCTGGTCGATCAGATCCTGGAGGCAGCATGACCTGCAACGCCTGTGGTGCTTCGCTCTGGTCGGGCAACAAGAGCGGATATTGCCGTAAGCATGTCGGCGCGTTCCTGTCCTCGTCGGCGGAACACGCTGCAAAGATCAGCGCTGGGCTTCGTCGCAAGATGGCAACTGACCCGATTTATCGGGAACAGTGCAGCGCGATTGCCCGAAAGAATTGCGCAAGCCCCAAACTGCGTGAGGCGGCGCGTGAGGCTGCAAAGCGCTCCGGCGCATGGCGCAAGGCTATCGCTGCAACGACCCCGGAAAGCTATGCCCTTGCTGCCAAGCGGAGTGCGGAAACGAAGCTCTCCTGGTGCCCCATCGAATTGCGCGACGAATACCAGTTTCTGACGAAGCGCAAGAAGCTCAAGGCTGCCGAGGCTCGCGAGATCATCCTCGCCCAGCATGAAAAGAACATGGCGGAATTTCGCCGGAAGCTGGGGGCGGAATGATGGAGTTCTCCTTCACCGTCCCCGGTGTGCCTGTCGGAAAGGGGAGGCCCCGTTTCGTCAAGGCTACTGGCCGCGCCTACACGCCTGAAAAGACGGCATCGTATGAGAGCCTGATTGCCTATGCGGCGTCGCAGGCCATGCGCGGCGCGCAGCCAATCAACGCACCGATCGGTATCAAGGTGCAGGCCGTGTTCCCGATCCCGGCGAGCTGGACCAAGAAGCGCAAGGAAAGCGCAGTCTGGCACACCAGCAAGCCCGATGGCGACAACATCCTCAAGGCACTTGGTGATGCCCTTAACGGCATTGTGTGGGCCGATGACAGTCAAGTTGCCCGCACATCGATCGCCAAGGTCTACGGCGACGTTCCCGGCCTGCATGTGTTCGTGGAGGCGCTGGGCGTATGAGCAGCGAAGCGCTCGCATGGGCTTTCAAGCAAACCTGCAAGAGCAGCAGCGTGAAGTTTACGCTGGTGGCCATGTGCGAATGCGCCAATTACCGGACCGGCGTGATCCATCCATCGATCGATCACCTCTCCGAAATTACCGGACAGAACCGCAAGACCATCATCGCCAACGTGGCAGAGTTGGAAGCCAGTGGTGTCATCGTTGATACCGGCGAGCGCATCGGTCGGACCAAGCAGATCAAGGTCTATCGCTTGGCCATGGAAACAGTTCCAAAAACGGAACAGTCCCAAAAACGGAACAGTACCGAAAATGCTCCGAAACAGTCCCAAAAACGGGACACGGAACCTTCTAAGGAACCTTCATGTTCTACAGAACCTAAAGGTTCTTCCGAACATAAGGCGCGCGAGGCCAAACCTTTCCGGATGATGGCTGATTGGTCGCCATCGCCACTGCCGAGCAATGTTCAAGCTCTGGTGGACCTTTGGCCACCCGGCAGGTTCGAGCGCGAGATCGACCAGTTCCGCGATTACTGGCTCGACCGCACAGATAGGCGCCCCGGATGGGATCGCACCTTCCACAATCGCATCCGCGACATTCACGACCGAGTTATGAGGGAAACCCGCAATGACCGCCCAGCTAGCAACGACCAAGGCATCACAAACCCTTACGCTCGCGCCGTCGTTGCCCGACAAGCTGAACGCGCTGGTCATGTCGTCGGACAACCCGATAGTTGGCCCTAAGACTGCCACGCAGCTTCGCGCCTTCGCTGCCGAGCCTGAGCCGGAAACGGCCACGAAGGATCAGGTCGAAGTGATGATCGGCAAACTGGCGATGGCCACAGCGCAGGCCAAGGTTTCTGAGGCCGAGGCAAGTGCCCGCCTGGAGCTTTACTGGCTGGCCCTGAGCGACATTCCGGTTTGCGATCTGCGGGCCGCGTTCGTGGATCTGGTCCGGACTTCAAAGTTTCTGCCGACCCCTGCCGAGGTCCGCACGGCTGCGCTCCTGCCAGGTGCCCGTCGCCGCTACGCCAAGAGCCGCGCCCGTCATCTTGCATGGCTGCATGACCGGGAGTGGCGCGCACCCATCGAGGCAATCCGGCCCGACGAACTGGAGGCCCTCAAGGCCGAGGCAGGGAAGGCGCTTTCGGCCTGATGTTCACCGACATACCCGCTCCTGGTTTCACCCTAACCAAGGGCCGCAAGCCAAAGACCGGGGAAAGACCACTACGCATTCAGCTCAAGTCAGGATTTGTCGATATGCGGAACACTTACACTTCTGACCAACTCCGCTGGAACGACACTGGGAGCGGTGCGGACATTGCCGCAGTCAGGATGGAGGGCGTCGGCGGATGATCCTCGCATACTTCACCTTCGGGATAATCCTCTCTGCAAGCCTTAGCCTATCGATAGGCTGGCCAGAGAGCTTCCGCGAATGGATCGACTTCGCATTCTTCGTCACCTGCTGGCCTGCGATTATCGCTTGGTTCGCCGTGGACTTCATTTGGAACAGGCATTGACCACAAGGGGAGGGGCAACATGAGTGAAATCTGCATCCAGACCGATTTCATGCTCGGCATCCTGACCGAGATCGGCAGGCATCGCGCCTTGTCCAATCGAGAGACGGACATAATCGAGGACTGCATCGCCTTCGAGACTGCCCCTTTCCGGTGGAATGCCCGCCTTGATAACGCATTGCTGGTGGCAAGCCATTCTCCTGGCGGCATCGCTCGCTTTGCCCGTCGTCACGAGATTACCGGAGGTATGGCTTACGCTCGCCTTCATCGCCTCCGGAAGCGTCAAAAGCGCAAGGATGCGCGCAACGGACAGGAAGGGTAATATCAGGCTATGGGCCGTCCATCGCTGAAAACTGATGAAGTGGTCGAAGAGATCATTGAGCGGCTGTCGCATGGCGAGCCGCTTGCCCGCATTTGTAGGGACGCGCATCTACCGTCATTCCGGACGGTTCTGCGGTGGGAGGAAGAGGACGAAGCCTTCCGTCACCTTTCCGCGCGCGCGAGGTCTTACGGCACCGATTACATCGCGGATGACTGCATGGATATCGCGGACAACCCCGAGATCGAACCAGCAGACAAGCGCATCCGGATTGATACGCGCCTGCGTCTGATCGGAAAGTGGAACGCGCGGAAGTACGGCGAAAAGCAGTTGCTCGGTAGTGATCCGGAGAACCCGTTGCCGACACCTGCGGTACTGGACGCATCCAAGCTATCGACCGAAGCCCTACGCGAAGTGCTGGCGGCGAAGGGTGAAGGCAATGGCTGACATCATTCCTTTTGCTCGCCCTGAGCCAGACACCCCGCATCTTGCTGGGGAAGCGCTTTGCATTGGTTGCAGGCATGAGTGGGCTGGCGTCGCTCCCGTTGGGGTTTGGCAGCTTGAGTGTCCGTCGTGCGGATCGCTCAAGGGTATCTGGCGTTATCCCGTCGGCGGTCAGCAGGGCGATGTCGTGTTCAAATGCAACTGCGGATGCGAGGCTTTGACCGCGTATTATCATCGTGACCTGTTCCATTTGAAATGCATGTCCTGTGGGGCGGAACAAACGTCCGCAGTGTTTGGGGAGTGATATGCTCCTGACGCCTGACGACCTGAAAGCCTGCGAGGTAGAGCTTGCCCGCCGTTCACTGGCCGACTTTGCGCGCATGGCGTGGCCGGTTCTGGAACCTGCAACTCCGCTCAAGTGGGGATGGGCCTTGGACGCCATCTGCGAACATCTGGAGGCAGTTTCGAGAGGAGAGAGCAAGCGCTTGCTGATGAACGTGCCGCCCGGCTCTATGAAGTCGCTTTTGACAGGCGTTATCTGGCCTGCGTATGAGTGGGGGCCGATGGACCATGCCGAGATGCGCTTCCTCGGCACAGCGCACAAGCAAGACCTTGCTGTCCGCGACAACCTGAAGTGCCGTCGCCTGATCCAGTCGCAATGGTATCAGGAGCGGTGGCCCGTTGTCCTGACCAGTGACCAGAACGCCAAGACCAAGTTCGAGAACGCGCGAACAGGCTTTCGCGAGGCTATGGCATTCGAGAGCATGACCGGTTCGCGTGGTGACAGGGTGATCTTGGACGACCCACACAGCGTGGACGATGCGAACAGCGCGGCCAAACTTGCCAGTGGCGTGACGACGTTTCGTGAGGCCCTGCCAAGCCGTGTGAACAATGATCAGTCTGCAATCGTGATCGTCATGCAGCGCTTGAACGAGGCGGACGTATCGGCGGTAGCAATCGACCTCGGCTACGATCATCTTTGCATTCCGATGCGATATGAGCCGGGACGGTCGAAGTGGGTCTATGGCTCCGGTGATCCGCGCAAGGAAGAGGGGGAGTTGATGTTCCCCGAGCGCTTCCCCGAGGAACAGGTATCAGAGCTTGAGAAGACCATGGGCAGCTATGCCGTTGCGGGCCAGCTGCAGCAGCGCCCTGCGCCGCGTGGTGGTGGTATCATCAAGACTGCATGGTTCCGCTCATATCGGGAGCTTCCTGCCTTGGAGTGGCGGCAAATCCATGCAGACACCGCGCAAAAGACGGGCGAGGAAAACGACTACAGCGTGTTCCAGTGCTGGGGCCGAACGACAACCGGCCAGGCGGTATTGATCGACCAGATACGCGGCAAGTGGGAGGCTCCCGACCTCCTGACGCAGGCCCGCGCATTCTGGTTGAAGCACAAGAGCATTCCCGGCCCGGTTCTTCGCGCGATGAAGGTCGAGGACAAGGTATCTGGCACGGGCTTGATCCAGACGTTGCGCCGGGAAGGCGTTGCTGTAATCCCGGTGCAGCGCAACAAGGACAAGATCAGCCGCGCATATGATGCTGCCGCGTTCATCGAAAGCGGTAACGTGCTGTTGCCCGAGTGGGCCGATTGGCTGGATGGCTTCACCAATGAGGCGGCGACCTTCCCGAGCGGCGCGCACGATGACCAGCTCGATCCGATGTTTGATGCGATCCATGACGTGCAGTTCGGCATGACAGTTAGTGCAGCAGTGACCCGGCCTATCCCTAGATCGGTAACAGCGTTCAACAAGCGTTAGACCCGTAAAATAGGCGCATTGGGCGGTATGGTTACAATCCCCGCCCGATGGCCGACGAACTCTACGAACCCGATGATGCTCTTGAAGAGCAGACCCGCGACGAGGAAAAGCTGCGCGAGGTCCATGCCCGCGCGCTTGCCCGGTTCGATGCCATCGCCTCCGCGACGCAGGAATGCCGCGCCAAGAGCCTGGAAGCCCGCCGCTTCATCACGATCCCCGGTGCGCAGTGGGAAGGCGAGTGGGGCGAGCAGTTCGATAACTCGATCAAGCTCGAAGTTGACAAGGTTGGTCGCGGCGTCGCCAAGATCGAAACCGACTACCGCGAAAACCGCATCATCCCGGACTTCCGCCCCGATGGCCCGAATGCCGATCAGGATACGGCGGATATGCTCGATGGTCTGCACCGTGCCGACAGCTATCGGTTCAAGTCGCAGCAGGCCCGCGACAATGCGTTCTTCGAGGCCGTTGCCGGTGGCTTCGGTGCCTATCGCCTGACCAATGAATGGGAAGACGAGAGCGACAAGGACAACGACCACCAGCGCGTCAACCCGGCATCGATCATTGTTGACGCTGACCAGTCGGTGTTCTTCGATCTACAGGCGCGCATGTATGACAAGTCCGATGCGCGCTTTGCCTTAGTCCGGACCAAGCTGACCCGCGAAGCGTTCGAGGATGAGTATGACGGCTGCTATTCCGAATGGCCCGAGGCTCCGCGCTGGAAGTTCACGGACTGGTTTGCGCCGGATACCGTGGCCATCGCGGAATACTACGAGCGCGAGGAAGTATCGGACACGCTCCATATCCTGACCAACAAGCTCTCTGGCGAGGAATTGCGCCTGTGGGCTTCGGACATGGAAAAGGGCGTTCTGGCGCAATACAAGGCCGATGGCTGGGCGGTCAAAAGCCAGAAGCGGAAGCGCTGCCGGGTCCACAAGTATGTACTGTCCGGTGCCGAGGTTCTGGAGGACTGCGGTTATATCGCGGGCACCGAACTCCCCATCGTTCCGGTCTACGGCAAGCGCTATTTCGTTGACGGCATCGAACGGTGGAACGGTTACGTCCAGCCCAAGATGGACAGCCAGCGGCTTTACAATTCCAACGTGTCGAAGCTGGCGGAAACCAATGCGCTTTCGCCGCGTGAGGTGCCGATCTTCGATCCGACGCAGATCGATGCCGTGCAGGAAGGCCAGTGGGCGCGAGCGAATATTGACCGCCTGCCGTACCTGACTGCCCATGCGCTGCGGAACCCCGACGGTTCGGTTGCTATGGCTGGGCCGATTGGCAAGGTGGAGCCGCCGACGCTCGCACCGGTCACGGCGACCCTGTTGCAGATCGCCAACCAGGACTTGCAGGAAGAGCTTAACGACGGCGCGGACGAGGTAAAGGCCAACACCTCTGCCGAGGCGATGGACATTGCAGCCGCGCGCGTTGATGCGAAGTCGGGCATCTATCTCGACAACATGCGCCAGTCCGTGCAGCGCGAGGGCGAGATCTACATCTCCATGGCGTCCGAGGTCTATTCCGAGGAAGGCCGCGAAGTCCGCACCATGACTGAGGATGGTGACGACGGCACGGCCATCCTCAAGCAGATGAAGACCGATCCCAAGACCGGCGAGAATGCCACGATCAACGATCTGGAGCATGGGCGCTACAAGGTGATTGCATCGGTCACGGAAGCAACTGCGACCCGCCGTGACAAGACCGTCAAGGCGATGCTTCGCGTTGCCGAGGTGGCCACTGCTGCGCAGGACATGGAAATGGCGCAGGCTGCCATCGTTACCGCCGTGATGAATACGGACGGCGAAGGCACCGATGGCTTCATGCAGTGGATGCGCAAGGTCAAGGCGCTCCCGATGGGCCTTGTCGAGCCGAACGACGAAGAAAAGGCGGAAATGGAACAGGCAGCGCAGAACGTGCAGCCCGATCCCATGGCAAACCTTGCCAACGCACAGGCCAGGCAGTTCGAGGCGGATGCAGCCAAGAAGGCGGCGGAAGTTGCCGAGACGGAGGCGAACACCCGCTTGCTCGACGCAAAGACCGTGGAGACGCTGGAGAAGGCGCAGCAGCCTGCGAACGATCAGCCATCCATCCCGCTCAATCGCGGACCATACGCGGCGTAAGACCCGTAAAATACCGTCAAAGCCTGCCTCAACCTATCCTCGCGGCCATTCGGCAACCGCTGGGCCGTGAACCGGTGAGGAAAGGATCGAGATGGCAGACGAAGCCGAGGACGTGCTTGAACTGGACGGCGAACAGGCAATCGAGCCTGAGGACGTAGAGGAACAGCAGACCGAAGCCGCAGCCGACGAAGCCGGGGACGATGACGAGGACGTTATCGGCTTTGGCGAACCGGCTGACGAAGAGGGGGCAGCGCCAGCCCCGGAAAGCAGCGTCATCCGCGAATTGCGGCAGGCGAACCGTGAACTGGCGAAGAAACTACACAAGCTGGAACGCGGGCAGCAGCCGCAGCGCATCGAGGTAGGCGAGAAGCCGACCCTTGCTGCGTGTGACTACGATGAAGACCGGTTCGAGGCCGAACTTGACGCATGGAAGCAGCGCAAGGCGGAAGCGGATCGATCCGAAACGGAAGCGCAGGAGCGGGCGAAGGCAGAGCAGGAAGCATGGAGGGCTCGCGCGGACAACTACACCGCCGATAAGTCCAAGCTGCGTGTTCCTGACTACGCAAGTGCCGAGGACGAGGTGTTTTCCGCCCTGTCCGAACAGCACCAGGCGCTGATCCTGATGACCGAGAAGCCCGCAGCGCTGGTTTACGCGCTGTCTCGCGACCCGGCCAAGCTGGAGCAACTTTCCAAACTCGACCTCGCTCGTGCCGCAATGCTGGTTGGCAAGCTGGAGGACAAGGTGACCGTGACCACCAAACGCAAACTCCCGCAGCCCGACCGTCCGATCCGTGGGGATGCCCCGGTGTCGGCGGCATCTGCGGACAAGGAACTCGCAAGGCTCGAAAAGGAAGCTGAACGCACCGGCAATCGCACTGCGCTGATCGCCTATCGCAAGAAGCTGCGGGCCTGAAATCCACCGTTTCAGGAAGGTTTTGACACATGGCTACTTCGTTCACCAAGCAGGAACAGGTGATGTTCGACAACGTCATCGAGGGTTTCGATGACATGCTCGTTATCGGCAAAGCTGCCGAAGTCTATCAGCCGCTCGATGCACAGGAACAGGTCAACGCACAGGACAAGTTCTGGCTGCCCGCTCCGATGATCGGCGCGAGCTATGACGGCTTCGACCAGTCGGCCAACTTCGACGGCCTGACCCAGCTCAACGTCCCGGCTTCGGTCGGCTACCACAAGTCCGTTCCGAAGACGCTTTCGTCCAAGAACCTGCGCAACGCCTTCGCCATGGGACAGTACGGCAAGGCTGCCAAGCAGAAGCTGTCTTCGGACGTGAACCTTGCGCTGTTCAATACCGTGGCCCTCTATGGCTCGGTGTTCTCGAAGCGCACTGGTGCTGCGACCGGCTACGATGACGTTGCTGACATCGACAGCCGCCTGACCCGCATCGGCGTCCCGACCGATGGCCGCATGGCGTTCTATTCGCCCACCAACATGAACGCGATGGCGGGCAACCTCGCTGGCCGTTCGGAAGCGACCGAGCGTTCGCGCACTGCCTTCGAGCGCGCGATGATCCGTTCGGACGTGGCGGGTATCGAGGTCTTCAAGAACGACCAGGAAATCCGCCTCGCTGCTGCTGGCGGCGGTGCAACGACTGTCAACGGTGCGAACCAGCGCACTGTCCCGGCTGCTACCGTCACTTCGGCGGGCGTGACCGAGAACAAGGACAACCGCTACACCGATCTGGTGATCACGGCCACGACCTATGCCAACGTCAAGATTGGCGACGCCTTCACCATTGCCGGTGTGAACGAAATCCACCTGATCACCAAGCAGGACACCGGCAACCTCAAGACCTTCCGCGTGGTGGACAAGCCCGCTGCGAACACCATTCGCATCTGGCCGGCCATCATCGACGCGGCGGAAGGTTCGATTGGCTCGAAGGAATACGCCAACGTTTCGGCCACCCCGGCGAACGGTGCGAACATCACGTGGCTCAACACCACGGCTGCCCCGCTCAATCCGTTCTTCCGCAAGGAAAGCCTGCTGCTGATCCCCGGCTCGTTCACCGTGAACCCGGACGATGGCTGGCAGGTCATGACGGCCACGACCGACCTCGGCATTTCGATCACCTACACCCGCCAGGGCGCGATCAATGACCTTTCGGTCAAGGCTCGCTGGGACATCGACTTCGGCACTGCGCTGCTGTCGCCCGAAATGGCCGGTGTTCAGATGTTCGGACAGGCATAATCGGACGGGCGGGGCGATTGGAAGCGCTCCGCCCTCCTTTCAAGCCCTGTGCGCAGGGTTTCAGAGGAGGCCCGAATGTCCGAGTTCCCAAAAATGCTCTACCGCGCGGGCGACATGCTGCCGGATATCGGCTGCGATTACCGCATCGTTGCGGACGAAGCCGAGGAAAGCGCGGCCATCGCTGATGGGTGGCGCGTGGGCCTTGATCCTCTTGACCATGATGGCGACGGCAAGCCCGGTGGGGCGAAGCGTGGCCGCAAGCCGAAAGGTGAAGGCTGATGCGTTCGTTTACCCCCGGAGCTACCTCGAATATCGTCGTCGGCGCTGCGTCGGCCCGCGTGAAGCTGGTCGAAGCATCTTCACCGCAACAGGTCCGCATCTGCAACGATGGCACCGCTACGGTATGGCTGGCGTTCGGTGACAGCACGGTAACGGCTGCGGCTGCCAGCGGTGTGCCGATCACGGCAGGCGCAATCGAGGTAGTCACGATCCCCGGCACTGCAACGCATGTCGCGGCGATTGCGGCGGGCGCTACGGGCACGGTCTATTTCACCGTGGGCGCGGGCCTCTGAAATGGTGATCAAGTGGGGCGGTAGGGGCTTTGGTCATTCGAGCCGCAAGCAGCGGCTGACCGCGCCTGCCCCTCCATCCTATTCAGCCGAGGCCACGGCTTATTTCGCGGCCATGTCGGTACAGCCAGACGCCACCCGCAAGAGCGCGCTTGATACGCTGATTGCCTCGCTCAAGTCGGCAGGCGTGTGGGCGAAGCTGGATTGGCTGACGGTCCACGCGGCGCATGATGAGCAGGCCGCGCGCGTCAATGCGGTTAACCCTGCGCAGGTGGCAAGCGTTGGCGTAGCGCCGACGTTCACGACCGACCGGGGCTATACCGGCAACGGCACGACACAGTATCTCAATACGGGTTGGAACCCTTCGTCTGCGGGTGGCAAGTTCACGCAGAACGATTGTTTCATGGGCATGTGGGCCGGAACGGACGTTACGTCCGGCGCGCAATACGATTGCGGCAACTCGAACGCCACGATCAACGGGCGCAGCGGCGCGACCTCCCCGATCACGGCGCAGTCTGCGGCAAGCTCCACGCCTACGCTTCCGGTGTCCACCTCGATTGGCTTCACCTCGTTCACCCGCACCAGCTCGACGGCAGGTGTGGCGTACAAGAACGGCGCATCGATGGGGGCCATTTCCTCCACCAGCACCACGCTGCGCAATGCCTCGTTCCTGATCTGCGCTGCGAACAGCAGCACGACCGGGACCGTGACCGCCGCGAACTTCTCGACCCGTCGCAACCAGGCGCTTTGCTGGGGGCAGGGCCTTAGCGGTGCCGAGCAACTGGCGCTCTACAACGCGCTTGCAACCTACATGACGGCAGTGGGGGCATAATGACCGATATTCCGATCCCCGCAGGCCCGACCAACAAAGAGCTTGTTGACCTCGCCTATCTGGCTCTCGGCATGACCGACACGATGTTCGGGCGCACGGAGGAGGAATACGCTTCGGGCGTCGGGCTCCTGCGCGCCATGATGGGGGAATGGCCCTTTGACCAGTTGGGCTATGACTACACCACCCCGCGTCCTTCGGAGCGTTCCGGGATAGAGCAGAAATGGACGCAGGCCGTCAGCCTGTCGCTTGCCGAGCGCATTGCCCCGGCAGTCGGCAAGGCTCTCTCCCCGCAGTCTGCATCGGCCAAGGCTCGGTCCTATTCAACGCTCTGCGCTGCGGTGGGCAACAAGTCCACCGTCACCTATCCGAACAACACGCCCGCTGGCGCTGGTCAGGGCCGCTCATTGGGCTTCGGCGCGTTCTTCCGGGACGGTGACTGATGCAGGTTCCCGTCCTCTCGGGGATGACCGCCCGCGAGGGTTCGTTCGCGGCATCCTTCCCGATCAACCTTGAGCCTCGCACGTTCACAAGCGGTGTTTCGCAGGGCCAGCTTGTCACGACGCGCGGGGCATCCGTGCGGGTCACGGGCCTGCCGGGAGTGGATCGTGGCGGCACCGTGTGGAACGGGATGCACTACCGCGTGATGGGCGAATACCTCGTCCAGGTGGCTGCGGACTGGACCGTTACGGTGATCGGCAGCGTAGGAAATGACTTCCGCGCCGTTGGCTTCGATTACGGCTTCGACCGGCTCGCCATCCGAAGCGCGGATCGGCTGTTCTACTACAATGGTGCATCCCTGACGCAGGTGACGGACCCGGACCTTGGCGCGGTCAAGGACATGGTGTGGTCCGATGGCTACTATGTGACCACGGACGGCACCTATATCGTCGTGACCAACCTGACCGATCCGACCGCAATCGACCCGATCAAGTACGGTTCGGCGGAAGAAGACCCCGACATGATTACGGGCCTCCTGCGCTTCCGCGAGGAAATTTATGCGATCGGTCGCAACTCCATACAGGTATTCCAGAACGTCGGCGGCAGCGGCTTCCCGTTCCAGAATACGCCCGGAGCCACTATCCCTTACGGCTGCATTTCGTCCTCGGCAAAGTGCATGGTGGGCGGGACATTCGCTTTCGTCGGCGGCGCGCGTGACGAACCCCTGAGCGTCTATATCGAGAACGGCGGCGGGGCACTGCGCATTTCCAACCGGGAAGTTGACGACCTCCTGAATGCCGAAGCCTCTCCCGAGCTTATCGAGCTTGAGGCGCGGGTGTTTGGCGAAGAGCGCCAGTTGCTCATCCATTTGCAGGACAAGACGCTGGGCATCGCCTTGGGAACGTCCACGGAAGGTGAGCAAGGGGCATGGTTCATCCTGCAATCAGGCAGGGGTGAGCCATACCGCCTGCGCCATGCAGTGTGGTGCTATGGACAGCATATCGTAGGCGACACGCAGAACGCGCAGCTTGGCGTCCTGTCGTCTGATGACCGGCATTTCGGGGACCGTCCGGACTGGCAGTTCGATGCCTCGCTGCTGTTCAACGATGGTGCAGCCTTCCTCGTGAACGATGTCGAGTTGTTCGGGCAATTCCCCACCGAGGAACATGCCGTGTTCCTGTCCATGAGCCGTGATGCGACGGTCTATAGCCGTGAAGTCTCGCGGCGCATGACCGGGCGGCGTGACGAGCGGTTGCGCTGGCAGGTGGGCGTAAGGTGCCCGACGCTGGTATCCTTCCGGTTCCGTGGGCAGGGGCGCTATGCGATCAGCCGGTGTGAAATGAACGGTGAACCCCTTGGCTAGCTTCTTCATCCGCCGCGAGGTGCTGGAGCGCATCTTCGGTAAGCGCTGGGGCCTTGCCTTCGAGAACCAGCAACAGACGCTTGCCACGGTATCGGAGGCGTCCTCGCTGGCCGTCAGTGCCACGCAGGCGCTCAAGGACGCGGCATTCGTCACGCTGTCGAGCAATGCGGAGCTTCCGAACGAACGTGTCCTGCAACTCGGTGACGGGCTGGAGGCGGTAATCAGCTCTGATACCGTCCTGATCCGCCTGAGCGAGGACGGCGCGCGGGCCTCGGGCGGGTTCAAGGTGACATTCATTGCCACGGGCGAAAGCACGGTTGCCGTACCGCTATCCGGCATCCTGGCGACGCGCGAGAACGTCGAGACGCTGACCAACAAGACGCTGTCCGCACCGTCGTTATCGGGGTTGGTGAACGCGACGAGCGATGCAAATGCTGCCTCTGCCGGCGTTCCCGTTGGCGGTGTCTACCGGGACGGCTCAAGCCTGAAGGTTCGGGTGGCGTAAGACCCGTAAAATAGCCGATTTCCCGCATAACAGCGAAAGTGCGCGCGTCTGGACATTTGCGCGCAGGAGGCTGTCATCGGCCTGTTTTCTTTCGTTGGGGGGCTGTTTGGCGGCGGCGGTCAGAAAAAGGCCGCTGATCGTGCTGCGCAGCTTCAATATGACGCGGCGATGGCAGGCCTTAACGAGAGCAAGCGCCAGTTCGATATCACGCGTCAGGACTACGAGCCTTATCAGAACCTTGGCCGCGCGGCGATCCCCGAGCTTGGCGATCTTGTCGGCGTCAACGGGGGCGATGCTCAACAGGCAATCATCGATCAATTGAAGGCTGGCCCGCTTTACACCTCGCTTACCGGCGCGGGTGAAGAGTCCATCCTTGCCAATGCTTCGGCAACGGGCGGACTTCGCGGTGGAAATACTCAAGATGCCTTGGCGCGGTTCCGGGGCGATACGCTAAACTCTGTGATTGCCAATCAGCTTGCGCAGTATTCCGGCCTCGTCGGGATTGGCTCGGGCGCAACGGATGCTGTGTCGAACTTCGGTGCGGCGGCGGTCAATGCGCAGAACCAGCTCCGCAATCAGGGCGCAGGCGCAAAAGCGCAAGCAGTTCTCGCGAAGGCTGGCATCAATGCACAGAACTGGAGCAACGCAGGCGGCTTCCTTGATAGCGCAATAAGCAGCGTACTTCCCACCTCGGGGGTTGGCGGCTTCTTGAAGAAGCTATTCTGATGGCCGAGTTGGACTACGCCGCCATCATGAGGGCTGGCCAGTCGCTGGTCCCCGATATCCAGGAACAGATGTTCCTCAACGATCAGCGCAAGATGCAGCAGCAGGCCCGTGAATTGCAGGTCCAGCAGGCCCGTACCGCGCAGGAACGACAGGTCGCATTCCGCACGGCTGCCCAACAGGCCGCCATGAGCGCCGATCCCAAGGCCATCGGAAACCTGATGATCGCGTTTCCGGAGTTTGCCGACCAGATCAAGCCGGGTTGGCAGGCCCTGTCCGAAGATGCCCGCCGCCGCAACCTGACGCAATCGGGCACTGTATTCATGCGCGCCAAGAACGGCGATGCGAAGGGCGCGGCTGCCTTGCTGCGCCAGCGCTACGAGGCCGACCTTGCCGCTGGTCATGCGGACGAGACGACCAAGGAACTGATCGACGCCTTCGAGAGCGGCGATCCGATGCAGGTGCAGCAGGCGACCGCGACAGTGGGCATGATCCTGGCTGCGGACGATCCGAGCAAGTTTGCCGATACCTATGGCAAGCTGTTCCCGAGCGACGACAAGAGCCCGTTCGCCAAGGAATACAACGACCGGGTTCGCCTGTTCGGGAAGGAAGCGGCTGACCAGTGGGCGGCAACGCAGGATGAGAAGTTCATTCCTGTGCAGCAAGGCGGCTCGGTCTTCCGCGCATCCGACCTCATGGGCGGCGGTGGTATCGTTGCCACGCGTGAGCAGCAGGCAGAGTCTGATCGTATGCGGGCAATGTTCCCGAATGCGCCGCAGTACGCAACCGACAGCACGAAGGGAGGTGATCAGTCCACCGCTGGGCGAGGTATCGCGCCAACGGGAAGCGCCATTGAGAGCGCTGCAATGGCTGCCGTTCCCGGCCTTACCGTCACCAGTCGCCAGCGCAGCCCCGGCAAGAATGCATCGGTCGGCGGAGTAGACGATAGCTATCACCTGACCGATCAGGCCCGCGATTTCGTGCCGCCGAAAGGCATGGGCATGGGGGCTTTGCGTGACCGCCTCGCGAAGGCGTTCCCCGGCTTCGATGTCATCAACGAGGGCGATCACGTCCACATCGAACCCGGCAAGGGTACGCCCCATGCGGCAGGTCCGGTCAGGGTTCGCAGCGTTCAGGAAGCCCGCAAACTGCCGAGTGGAACCATGTTCGTGACGCCTGATGGCCGCACCATGAGGAGGCCGTAAGATGGCGCAAGACCCTTGGGCCGAGTTCGAGGAAATTCGCCCCGCCGCCGCGCAACAGCGCCGCGCACCGCAGCCTGTCATTTCGCTGCCAGATCCTGACAAGCAGGCCGATAACGCGCGGGCTGATCAGGGCCTGAAAAACAGCACGACGCAGACGGACATTGCAGTCCGTGGCGAAGGCCGCGACGTCGTCAAGGACGCGATCAACAACCTGACCTCGTTGCAGAGCCGCTACGAGCAGTTGCAGCCGGTCAAGGAATATCGGGTTGTGCTGCCGCAGTTCATGCAGGCGCTACAACTGCCTGACGATCCGACCGCCGATAACACGCTGCTCTATGCCTATGCGAAGATCATGGACCCCGGTTCGGTGGTCCGTGAGAGCGAACAAGGTGCTGCGGCAAATGGCGCGAACTATTGGGATCGTGCCGTTGAGGCTGTCAAAAAGCAGTTTGGCGTCGGTGGCAACCTGACCCCGGAAGTTCGCGCCCGCCTCAAGCGCGACATCGAAACCCGCGTCCAGGCGATGGGGAAGGTTTACCGCCTCCAGCGTGAGAGGTACGCCAAGACCGCAGAGAAATTCAATATTGACCCTGCCGATGTTATCGGCCCCGATGACTTCGACCCATTCCGGGCGGATTGGGAGCGCCTGACGCAGGGCAAGGCCAACCAGCCCACCACGCAGGACATTTACGGCGGCGGTGTGCGGTTCAACATGGACGCGCCGGAAAGGCCGTTCGACCGCGCCGAATACCTTCGTTCCATGGGCATTCCGCCCGAAAAGGAAGACCAGATCATCGGCTTCTGGACCGCCAACAGCGGTAACAGGAACCTGACTCCGCAGGCGGTGGCGCAGTGGTATCAATCGCAGGGCATTGCCCCTCCTGACCCGCAATCTCTGGCGCAGACCGTGGAAATGGCGCGCAGGCTTGCTCCGGGGACGCGGTTCGGCGGCATCGACACGACTGCGGCGGAAAAGGCTTACCGCGAGCGCCTGCGTGGCGATCTGGCAAAGGAAGGCTTCGACCCGAACAGTGGCGGCGCATACGGTGCCCGCGCTGTCCGTGGCGCGGAAATGGGCCTTACCGACGAAATCGAGGGTCTTGGCGGCGCTGTGGATGCGCTGGTCAACAATCGTGGCGTTTTCGATGGCTATCGCCTGTCCCGTGACCGGGTACGTGAAGCCTATGACCAGATGGAACAGGCGCAGGGCGGTCTTGGCACCGCTGCGGAGCTTGGTGGCGGTCTGGTGGGCGCTCTGGCTATTCCATCGGGCGCGGCGCGCGGTGTTGGGGCTCTGGCGCGTCAGGGTGCGGCACAGGGCGCTGTAGCCGGTTTCGGATACGGCGAGGGGCCGGGGGGCTCTCTCGGGGGTGCTGTAACCGGCGCTGGCGTTGGCATGGTGGGCGGTGCTGCCTTGGGCAAGCTGGGCGAAGGCTTGGCCGCTCGTGCTGCCAGTCGCGCAGGCCAGCCTTTGACGGATGGCGGCGAGGTCATTTCTGCGGCTGACCGGCTTAACAGCCAGTTTGGCACGGACATTGCGCCTCTTCCCGCTGATGTTGGTGGCGTTACTACCCGCCGCCTTACGGGCGGGGCCGCGCAGCTACCGCTTGCCGCTGGTTCTATCGTTCATGGCAGTCAGGCAGTCTCCAGCGAGGCGCAAAAGGCGCTTTCCGCCATCGCAAGCCTGTCGGGCAATCCCGGCACTCGTGAAGCCGCTGGCGAGGCCGCGTTGACCGGTGCGCAGAAATTCATCCAGACGAGCCGCAACAAGGTCAATGCGCTCTATACAAAGGCCCGCAAGCTTGGCGGTGATCAACCCGTTGATCTGGCCGAGGCGCGTAGGGTTCTTGATGAGAACATTGCCGAGCTGTCGCAGACACCGGGCGGTGCCGATGGGCTGTCCGCAATGCAGGCACTGCGGGCCGATCTCGACAAGCCTTATGGCGTCGAGGCCGTTCGCCGGATGCGGTCGCAGATGCGTGACCGGTTTATCAAGGACGGCCTGCGGGGCTCTGACACCGAGCGCCGCATCGGGCAGGTTCTGGACGCTGCTGATGCCGATATCACGAACAGCCTCAACATGGCCGGGAAGGGTGACGCGGCTCGTGCCTATGCCGAGGCTTCTGCCGCCCACAAGGAGCGTGTGCAGGTTATCGACCAGGTGCTTGCACCGATCATCGGTAGCAGGGGCGATGCACCCCGCTCCGTAGAGCAGGTCATTTCTTCCATCGAAACTGCCACGAAGACCAACGGCGGGCGGCTTGGCAAGTTCCTTTCGTCGCTTCCGCCTGAGGACGCGGCGACGGTTCGCGGGACGCTTGTTCAGGAATTGGGGCGATCATCGGCGGGCGGGCAGAATGCCGCTGGCGATGCCTTCAGTCTCTCGCAGTTCCTGACCAACTGGAACAAGATGAGCGGCCCCGCGAAGTCGCAATTGTTTGGCGGTGAGGCTCGCGCGGCGCTGGAAGACCTTGCGCGTGTGGCTCAGGGCACAAAGGAAGCGCAGCGTTTCGCCAACTCGTCCAACACCGGCAGTGTAGTGGGCGGGGTCGCGCTTGGCGGCAACATCGTCGCGTTCTTCTCGGCTCCGGTAGCTTCTACGGCAGCACTGCTAGGGCAGTACGGCGCGGGCAAACTGCTTGCCTCACCCAAGTTCGCGCGCTGGCTCGCGAAAATGCCGAGCAACCCGGCTCTTGCCGAAAAGCATGTGCAGGCGCTGTCGAAGATCGCGGCAAACGATAACGCTATCGCGGCTGACGTATCGGGACTCCAATCGGAATTGATGGGCCTGTTTGGCTCGCGCGCAGCCGCATCTCCCAACGCTCCCACGCTGCCTGTTCCTTCGGAGAATGAGGGAAAAACAGGAAAACGAGGGGAAGGCCAATGACCCAGCGTAACCGCAGCATCCCCGGAGAATACGCATGACCGCGCGTGTGGGCAACCCTTTCCCGTTCTTCCTCGACCGTTCGGGCCTCCCACTTGATGGCGGCTCGATCTACGTCGGCACAGCAGGCGATGACCCGGAAATTTCCCCGGTCACGGTCTATCTGGACAGCGCCCTGTCCATCGTCGCGCCGCAGCCTCTCCAGGTGGTCGGCGGGCTGATCTGCAACGACGGCAACCCAACCGCATTCTATGTCAGCGGCTCGAACTATTCGATGCGGGTTCGTGATGCGGACGGCGCGGAGGTGTTCTATGTCGCCTCTGCGGTTGTCGGTGCGGACGATTACCAGCCCCTTGATGCGGACCTAACGGCCATTGCCGCTCTCGCAACGACACCTTACGGGCGGGCGATCCTGACGGCTGCCTCTGCGGCGGCGGCGCGCTCCTATCTCGGCATTGTGGACAGCCTCCCGCTTACGGGTGGCACGGTTAGCGGCAACGTGGTGCGTTCGAGCGCAGGCCCGCACCTCTATCATACCGACAACTCCTACGTTTCGGGCCGGGTTTTCGTGACGGCCAACGGCGCTGCTGATCCCACCTCGCAGGTCGGGGATGTCTGGCTGGAGCTTTCCGCATGATCCGGGTTCGGACAGCGGATGGCCTCAAGGCCATTGCGGTAGCGCGAGTGCGCGGCGAGGCGGGGTTGCAGTCTGTAGCCTCTGGCTGGCTGCGCATGTCCGATGCCTTGAAGCGGGTCTTTTCCGGCTCCGGGGACATTGCCGTTAGCGCCGATCCTTCCTCGGTGTCCGGATACTCTGCCGTGGCAGGCTCGGCAGTCATCACGACCAACGCAGTGACGGCGACACCGACAAACGGTTCTTCGCCCTACACCTATGCATGGACGTTCGTTTCCAGCGACGGCGGTTCGTGGATCGCAAAAAGCCCCACCAGCGCAACGACGAAATTCACCTGCTCCGGTGTGGCCGCTGGTGTCGATTACACCGCCACATTCCTCTGCACGGCAACTGACAGCACCGGGGGCACCGGGACGGTCGAAGTGCAGGCCACGGCATCCAACCTCGGGAACCTCTACCTATGAACTCGTTCAACGACATTGTTCGCGATCTTGATGGCGTGATCGTCACCGGGGCGAACGTCTATGTCTATGACAGCAGCGGCGGGCTTGCCTCCCTGTTCGAGAGCGATGGGACGACGCCCAAGGCAAACCCGCTCGTCAGCGATGCGCTCGGGGAAATCGAGGCATGGACGGAAGACGGCTTCTACTCGCTCGAATACTTCTGGAACGGGCGCAAGCGGCTGATCCGCTCGAATGTCCTGATCGGCACGGCTCCGCTCGATACAGCGGTTATCAGTGCTGCGGGCTATGCCACGGCACTGGAGGTCGGCACGGCAGGCGGTTGGTATGACAGCCTCGCGGCGGGTGCGGCTGATCCAGCGGTTGCCGAGGGTGATGGCTATTTCTACCTGACCGGAAGCCGGTTCTACATCGGGCAGAAAGTCGGCGGCGTAGGCGTCCAGAAAGCCGAGTTCCTGACGACGGCCTCCGGGCTGATCGGCATGGTCACGGGAACGCCCCTTGGACCGATCAACGGCCTTTCACCGGCTGCGGACAAGCTGCCCTATTACACCGGAGCCACGACGGCATCCCTTGCGGACCTGACCGCGCAGGCCCGGACCTTCCTAGCTGCGGCCACGGCAGCGGACCAGCAGGCGGCTATCGGTGTGTCCGCGTTCATTCGCGGGCTTCTTGACGATATCGACGCTGCCACAGCGCGGGCTACGCTTGGCGTAGTGCCGGGAACGGACGTGCAGGCATATGACGGCGATCTGGCTGCTATCGCTGCGCTGACGACGACGAGTTTCGGGCGCTCTCTCCTGACCATGGCGGATGCAGCAGCGGCGCGTTCTGCAATCGGGGCGAATGGCTCGCCCACCGTGGCGGGTTCGTCGGGAACCGGGTGGGCAATCACGCTGGGGGGCGGGATCGTTATCACGGTGAAGGATATCACTGTCGCTGCCGGTTCCACCACTTCGCAGACCTACGGCAACGGACACACCTATTCGGTTTTCGCGCGGGCATGGATCGCGGGCGACGATGCGACCGGGGACGTGTCGGTAACTGTCGCTTCCGCCACCAGCGGGCTTTCTGCGGCGTCGGTGCGCTCGAACGCATCCGGCTCCGTGACCGTCACCCTCTTCTCCATCGGGCAGTGATATGACCTACGTAAAAGCATACACCCGCCAGCATGACGAGTTCATTGCCGACGCCACTGCGGCAATTCAGCCTCTGGTGGATGCAGCGGCAGGATCAGCAAGTGCGGCGGCGGCATCCGTTGGCGCGGTCAAACAACTCGTGGAAATCACCCTCCAGAATGACACGGTTCTGGAGGAAGGTGCATGGTATGCCGAGTTCTTCCTCCCGGTAGCTACCACCTTCACAAGCTGGAACGCATGGGTGTTCCTCGGCTCCGGTACGGTCGATGCGCGGCTTATCGTGAACGACGTTGACGTTTACGGACCTCGCACGGTCGGGACCACTGTGGACACGACCGCACCTAGCATCGCCATAGCAGCGAATGCCCGCGTCGCCATCCAGATTAACAACATCACAGGCACCCCCAAGGGGCTTGCCGTCCAGCTCCTGGGGCTTCCGACATGAGCCGTGCGATCTATAACAACGCAGGACCAAACGCGCCTTCGGTGGACCTTATCGCAGGCCCCGAGTTCCGCGACGACTTCAGTACGGATGGCAACCTCAACGGGCGCACCGGATGGACCGTGGAAACGCGCCCGACCTTCTCCGGACAGGTCAATGCCATCTCGGCCAGTGGCGGCAAGGCTGGCGGCACGACCGGCAGCGCGGCCTTTGCCCTGCACACCGCCAGCGTTGAAACGGCGCGGGTGCAGTTCAAGATTGGCGCATACGGTGCGGCCCTGCATCACCATGTCAATATCGCGGCGGTCGATGCAGAACGAGACTGGCTGAATATCAACGTTGCCACTCAAGTTTCGAGCGGACTCCAGACTGGAACGATCACCTTTGCCAAGGTGGTCAACGGGGCCTCGGCTTCTAACATCGCGATCCTTCAGCAGTGGCGCACCGAACTTGGCGACACGCTCGAAAGCGATTTTACCGAAGTTGCTGGGGTGAAATACTGGACCTGCTACCTCAATGGCCAGCAGGCGGGCGCGCCGGTCGATATCACCTCGTGGGGCGGTGCGTTCACAAAGAAGCACGGCATCATCGGTAACATCGCAAGTTCTACCGACAGCTTCCAGATCGTGGACCCGGCAACGCAAGTCGCCTTGCGCCTCTACATGCCGAACCGCACGATCTACCGCAACGCGAACGGCTCGGTTACGTGGTTCGTAAAGGCGTACTACACCGGTCCTGATCCTTCGGGCCTCTATGCCACGGTCTATGACCTTTCGTCTGGTTCGGAAGTCGCGGTATCCGGCCTGACGGACGTTGCCTTGTCGAGCTTCGCGGCGGCAGGCGGCACGGCAACGGGGACGCTTTCCGGCACCTCGTCGCAGGTTTCCAGCGGCGGGCCGTTCTTCGTTCGTGTCACCCGCAAGCGGCTCTCTGCCCTGATTGGCAACGCAACCTGTGTTGTGGACGGGCCCTATCAAACTGTTGGCGAAACCGATCTTGCGAATGGCCAGTCGCTCGCAGTGGCCGCGTTCTCGCAGACCGCCACCACCGCGACCTATGCGCAGCCGTCGAATTGCTGGCACCTCGAAGGCGTCCCGACCAACGGCACGACCTTGGGGGATGCATGGAACCGCCGCCTTCGCCCGATCAGCGGCAACACCACAGCCGCCGCGCTGGCCAACGTGGTCAAGACCGTCTCCAGTGTAAACTTGACCGTTGCCAGTGGCGGCGTTTCGGGCACGGCGATTGCCGTTCGCGGGGCCGGTTCGGTCTGCCAACAGGCGCTCAAGCAGTCCATCGACCGCGCTGGTGGCAGGGTTCACTTTGTCCATCACGTTGACGGCCAATCGGACGTAACGACTGCGCAGGCCAGTTACATCGCCGCAATTCAGGCGATCTATGACGACCTCGACGCCTACAACGGCGCAGCGATCAAGGTGCTGATGCATCCGCTTGCCTCGTGCTGGAAGAACAGCACCGGCAACGACGAGCAGTGGCAGGCCGTTCGCCGGATGCAATGGCAGCTGACGCAGGATTACCCCTCGCGCTACTTCTTGGGGGCCTATACCCTCGACTGCCAGCACTTCGACAGCCTGCACTTTAACGACGCTGGTTATGCGACAATGCTGACTCGCGCAGGGTGGGCACGGGCCAAGGCTCGCGGTGACGTGGCCAACGACCGCAACGGGCCTTCGCTCTACAGCGTAACCCGCGTCGATGCGCAGACGGTCTATTGCGTTTACGACCTCAACGGCGCGGATAGCCTTGAGCTGGCGAACACGGCCTACGCCAGCGAATATCACGGCGGCATGTCGTTCTCGACCGCTGCCACCAAGAGCGGCGGCACCATCGCGACGAAGCTCTATCCGACCGGCGCTACCGTGGATGCATCACCGGCAGGCGGGCGGCAGGGCATCACCTTCACCTTCGCCGCGAACACGTTCCCCGGCACGGTCTACGCGTGGGCGGCATACGGCAAGAACCCGTTCAACCCGAACGACAACAACACCAACACCGACCCGATCAATCTCGACATGGCCAACAAGGCATCGATGATCCGGGGTGTCTATTCGGACGGCATGAAGGTGGCGTTGCGGCCCCGGTTCACGACCGACAGCCTCGATTACCTGAGTGCATCGTGATGAGCTTCCGCGACCTGTGGGAACACGTCCCTGACGGGCTGAAACACGCCGTAGACGCCCTTTCCATCGCCACGCTGCTAGGGAGCCTTGTCAGCATGTTGCCTGCAATCGCTTCCGTGCTGACGATCATCTGGACCGCTATCAGAATAGTCGAGACGGATACCGTGCAGCGCCTCCTTGGCAAGAAATAGGAGGCCGCATGTCGGTTGACCCGAAGCTTCTCGACTACTGCAACACCGACCACCAGCGCCAGATAATGCAGCGGCTTATCGCTGGTGACAGCGGGGCGGAAATTGCTCGGGACATGGGCGTCCATCGCACCCTTCCGGACAAGGTGCGACGGCGGGTTCTGGAATACGCGGCACGGCAGGGATATGCGCCGGAAGCGGGAATTGACCATCCTGTAGCCGAGGGGTTCGAGCTTCGCGGCTACTCCCATTTCACCAAGACGGCAGCGGGGGAGCCGATCTGGCTCAAGACCCGCGCAGCCGAACGGGCATACTGGCAGGGCATTCAAGGCGCTATCGACGGTGTGCAGCCGGTTGATGCCGCCATCCTTGCGATACCGCCCGAACCGCAATCAGACATCATCCCATGGCTGCAAATCGGTGACGCGCACATTGGCATGTTGGCGTCGGAAGAGGAAACCGGCGCGAACTTCGATATCAGCATTGCCGAGCGGGAGATATGCGCTGCTGCGGCGGCGTTGATCGATGCGGCACCGGCCTGCGAGCGGCTTGTCATCAACGACCTTGGCGACGGCACCCATTACGAAACGTTCAAGGCGGAAACCGAAGCCAGCGGCCATAGGGTGGATCAGGACACCCGCTATTGGAAGATGGTGCAAGCCTATATCCGGATCACCCGGTTTATCGTGGAGCGGGCGCTCACGAAGGCCCGCACGGTCGATTACATCGCCAATCAGGGCAATCATTCCCGGTCCAATGATATCTGGATCGCGGCGCTCATTGGCGCGCTCTACGAGGCCACAGGGCGCGTCAACGTCCTGCGCAACGAAAGCCCGTTTATTGCCTACCGGATGGGCCGGACCTTCGTCATGGTTCACCACGGCGACAAGGCCAAGCCCGAAGCCTGCGCCAAGCTCATGTCGGACGATTACGCTGTCGATTGGGGCGAGACAGTCTTCCGGTACATCGACGGTGGGCACGTACACCACAGCCAGCGCAAAGAGCTTCCCGGCTGTCTGTTCGAGAGCTGGAACAACCTCGCACCGCGCGACAAGTACGCACACGACGGCGGATGGCGCTCGAAGCAGTGCATGACGCTGGTCCTGCGGTCACGGAACTACGGCGAGACGGCCCGGATCGTGATGCCCATCGAGCGGGTGCGTGACCTGATCCGCGCCAAGCAGCCTGACCACTACGTTCCACCGGCAATGAGGGCGTTCGCAGCATGAACCCTGACGCATACCTGTTCTGGCTTGGCGCAGATGCGGAGCAAGCCTTTTGGGAAGCCTTGCAGGACTGCGGGGTAATCGAGGTCGATCTAGCGGACCCGCAAGCCGATGAATGACCGGCGCATCCCCGACCATGCGGAAGCCGCAGCGCGCATCCTGACACAGGCAGCAAAGCGCATCCGTGAGGGCGAGAACGTCCGGGACGTGTGCCTGCCGCTTATCGACATTGTGACGGCCCTTAGCGGGAGGATTTAGCGGTGATTGCGCAAATCCCAAGTCGGAATGCCAGCGGCCTGCAATCTCCCCAGCATATCGGCAGTTCCCCTTCCTCCGGGAAAAGCAATTGCCGCGTCGGGGGTGCCTTCATCGATCATACGCTGGTTACGCAATGGACCTGCTCGCTTTCCGTGCGTCTTCCAGTCTGCATTGAAAGTGGCGACCGGGATGCCGTTATCCCATCCCCATTCCGCACACAGTCGGTCAGCTCCATCGGCACCACCTTGTATCAGTGCAGTGATGCCGTGCTTGCGGTGAACGGCGGAAAGTGCCCGAGTTACAAGGGCAAAATCCCCGAAATCACGACCGCCTGTGACCACGATTTTCATGGCTTTTCCATACCACAAGCCTGCATGAAGGGGAATCCCCATGACCGCGTTTGACGCTGCGTTGAAGGTCATCCTCAAGCACGAGGGCGGTTGGGTAAATAATCCTCGGGATCCCGGTGGTGAAACTTGCCTTGGGGTCACCAAGCGCACGTGGCAGCAATGGACGGGCCGCATCGACGTAAACATGAAGGCCCTGACGCCTGCCAAGGTCGCACCGCTCTACAAGGCATGGTATTGGGACAAGGTGGGCGGCGATGATCTACCCGCGCCCATTGCCCTTTGCGCCTTCGACTTCGGCGTGAACGCTGGACCGGGCAGGGCGGTAAAGCTCCTGCAACTGATCGTCGGTGCCGAGCGTGACGGCCAGATGGGCCGCAAGACGCTACAAGCCACGCAACAGTACGTGCAGGCCCATGGCATCGCCAAGCTGGTCCGTGCCTACCAGAACGCGCGCCGGGACTACTACAAGGCGCTGGATACCTTCGACACGTTCGGACGGGGTTGGCTGCGTCGCGTCGATGCGGTGGAAACCGAAGCCCTAAGGCTCATCAAGTGACGGTCTGGCAATGGGCTGGACTACTCTTTGACGCCTGCGTCCTCGTCCTGATCGTCGCGCTCGTCTTTCTCATCTTGGGGGTGATATGAAAGCTCTGTCCTACCTGAAAGCCCGCCTTGCCGAAAAGTCCACGTGGGCAGGTGTCGGCGTGGCCATTACCGGCGCATCCGCACTGTCCGCGCCTTGGTCCTATGCCTTCGTGGCGGTGGGCGTGATCGCCTGCCTCGTGCCGTCCGGGAAAGCCGATGATTGACCTGCGCATCATCGCGGGCGCGGTCGGCCTGATCCTCGCTGCCTATGGCGGGTGGCAGGTGCGTTCCTGGCGCTGCGAAAGCCAGATTGCCGAGATCCAGCGCGAGGCCATGGAAGCCGAGGACGCGCTCCGGGCGCAGATGGAAGCCGCAGCGATCGATTACGAGACGTTCCGTGCTGGCAACGAAACTGCCGGGACGCGGACGCAAACCCAAATCCGCGAGGTGTATCGCAATGTCGAAGTTCCTGCTGACTGCGCCGCTCTGCCTGATGCTGTTGTCCTGCTCAACCGTGCGCGTGAAGCCGCCAACGGTTCGATTGCCAGCGAATCTGGCAGCGCCGTGCAAGGCGATTGAGCCACTGCCGAGCCCTTTCTCAGACCCGCTACGAAGCGAATGGGAGGCGGGCGTCCTGTATGCCTATGCTGACTGCGCAGCGCGTCATGCGGCTACGGTAAAGGCGGTGGAGGGTGCCGGGGACAGGTGAAACAGAACTTCACCCATCACCCGGTCTTGAGGCTGACCACTGGTTGCACAGTGTCAGCGAACCTCGTTGCTGCGGCGGGATTGGATTTGAACCAATGCCTGACCCGGCGCGCTACCCGCACCAGCGCTCTATCCAACTGAGCTACGCCGCCGCAGCTCGCACACTCTATCACATTCCAGCGCTATGTGAATCCCTGTTTGACGATCACGAAAGCCCTGTCCACTAACATCAAGCTAGTTTGATGATCGCCTGTGAACGACTAAGGGCGGCGCGACCGGGAACCCCCTGTCCTTCGCCGCCCTTGCAGTCATCTCGGAGTGCCGTGGCTGTCCGAGCGACCTAGCCCGATACATGGCACTGTGCGCACAGTGTTGCCCATGTAGAGCGGGAACCTCAAATTAGTGACCCGGCACAGTGTGCTTCACTACTCGGTCGATCAAGCCTTTCGCATCGAGAGGCAGGCCGGGTTCTATGCGTCCCCTATACCACAGGCGGGGGCGTAGGGGAATCCTCTATCAGCTTCTGAATGCCGCGCATGGTGTCAGTGGCTGGTGCCTTGCTGTATTGCGCCGCCTTGGCGATGCGGAGGCATTCGGTCAGGGCTGTACGCCTTGCCTCTGCCAGCGCGGCTTCGAGCGCTTCGATGCGGGCGTCTCGTGGTTCAACAGGCCGCATGTGCCAAAGCATGGCCTTCGCCCTATTATACTCATACGTGCAGCCTTCATTTCGACAGTAATATCCGATCCCCGGCGCATGAGCGCAGGTCTCCCAGCAGCCGTTGCAGACGATTCCGCCCACCAGATCATCAGCCATTTCCGGCCTCCTTTGCGCGAAGGGCTGCTTCGGCCAGTGCAAGGGCGGGGTGCATCCCTCTACCATGCGCCCAATCTTCTTGGCCCGCATCACATTCAGACAGCCTGGAAAGATCAGCGGAGAATTGAGACCGCGCGGCATGACTGCGCATTTCCCAAGCTGTCCAGTTGTCAGGAATGAGCATCAACGCAGCGTCGGTCCATGCTTCGGCGTCGAGGAAGCGGCGGAAGCGGTCACACTTCCGGCATGTGTCGTCCTCGCGTTCCGGTGGGTAGCCCCCGTGATGGATGGACAGCCACGCCTCTTCCAGCGCCTCTCTCGGATTGGTCATGGGCGGGTGTCCTTTGCGCGAAGGGCTTCGTAAGCGGTGATGGCGGCGGTGGCGGCAGGCTGCTTGTGCTCCCACGATCCATCCACGACAGCCTGCGCAACTTCTTCATCCGAGAAGCCTCCAATCTCGGCGCGTCGGATCGCCCGTGCCACAGCTTCCACCACATCCCCGCTCGGCTGCGCAGATTTACGCATCGCGGCCAGCATCTTTCCCGATTTTAGGATATTTGGTGGGACTTCCAAACAGTTCTGTGCGGGGGCGTAGGGCTCGCTCGGCTGCTGGACGGGGACAAGCTGGCTGGTGCGGTAGAGGTGTACGAGCCGATCTTTAAGCTGCTCAAGCGGTTCGTTGTATTTCGATCCGCCCGAGTAATAGCGGATATCGTCTTCGGTCTTCTCGGCCGCCTTGCTCAACCGCTCCAGTTCGTTCGGGTCAATCATGGGGTTCCTTCGGGCTTGTAGGCGATGATGTCGAGGAGGGGGTCATTCTCCTCCCAAGGCCATTCTTCGCATTTGGCTTGGCGGGTTATCTCTGTGCCGTTGCGGAACAGCATGGTGACACGAATTTTGCCGTCTATTGGACATTCGCCGCCATCATGCTCGATCCACCCTTCCGCCTTCATCGCTTCACTGAGCATCGGGGGTCGCCTTGAGGGCTTCCATCGCCGGTTCAAGCATCGCGCGGTAGATGATTACGGCCCGCGTTCCCTTGCTGGGCACATGGTCTAGATGCTTCATTTCGCCTTCGTCCCGAAGCCATTGCGGGATCGGCTTGCCGCATCGATCAAGGTGCTGGAATATCTCGCGCGGCGTCCTGCATCCCATATCGAAGGCCAACATGAGGTCGCGGGCCAGACCGGACCAAGCTGCCTCCCGCGGTGTCCACAACGCTTCCCGCAGCTTCCGCTCACGATCCTCGAATGCGGATTGAATGACCCTTGCCGCGTAGCATTCTGTCTCACCGGGAATTGACTCCCCGCCGTATGCTTCAACGGCTCGGCGGAACAACTCCACCGCCCACTGTTCCAGCTTGGTCCTGTTATTGGTCATGGGGGGTTCCTTCGATGGGAGTGATGGGCGCATCCACGATCAGACTGTTGTAGAGTGCTTCCGCTGCCTTCAGTCCCGGCATGTTTACGGCAGGGCACCAGTTAGGCGTGTCCCATCGCGTATCACCAACGCGCTTGCGCTCTGGCAGAGACGGGTGCTGGCAATATACATCGTGCCCGCTGTCGCCTTGAACGCGGTATCTCTCGCTGATTACGTGGCGGCAACTGGAGCAAGTCGCTTTGATGTTGATGCGCGGGCCATCTCGCCCCGCCGCTATCTCTTCCGCTGTCATGCTTCACCTGCCGGTGGGGTGGGGAGAGCGTAGGCAAGGGCGGCATCTGCGACCTTAAAGGCGTCCCCGACGCGGGACTGAACGCCTGCATAAAGACCGAGCATGCCTCGAATAAGCGTCATGTCCTCCGTAAGTTTGGCTGCGACCTCCCCGCGCTCTGCTTGCTGGCGGATCGCATCATCGATCGTGATGAACTCCGCAACGATCTCAAGTATCGTGTCGCTGAACCACTCGCACTGTTCCGTCTGCCATGCCTCAAGGCGCTGACGGGTGCTTTCAGGGTATGTAGCGAGGCTTTCTCGTGCTGCCTTCTCGTTGGAAAGATAGCGAGCGATACGGGCTTCCCGAGCCTCCTGGCTCACAGGTACATCAGTCATGGGGTGACTCCTTGGGTTGGTGGGCGGTCAGGTCAGGAGCAAGGCGATTGCCATTTGCGTCACGGGAGTTAGGCGACAGCAATTTCGCCAGTTTCCAGCTTTCCCGATCATTTGCCTGCGACATGGGAAAAATCGCCGCCATCGCTGCAAACCTGATAGCAGCATGCAGATCACCGATCTCGGTTGGGAGCATTTCGCGTGCCGTTTTGCCCTCGTATTCGGCATTATCAGGACCGGGAGCATCAAGACCAAAGCGCATTGCCTTGCCGATCAACTTGAGGGTCTCGCCCATCTCTTCGACCATGATGCCGAGCGCGTATCGTTCGGTCTTATCCATGGCGGGCCTCCTTGATTGCTGCACGGGAAACCGTGACGACGTATTCAACGCCATCGGAGAGCGGCAAGGGGTGTCGCTGTCGCTATAGGCTTCCATCACGGTGACGGCCCGCTTCTGTGCCTCCGTCATCCCCTTCACGATATCTTCAGCTTTGGTCATGGCTTGTCCTTTGGGGTGTGCTTTTACGGACGCATTCCGTGCGCATCGAGAAATTCGGCCCTCGCCCATTCACGCGTATAGTCCGACGCATTCGGGCAGCGTGCGATTTCCGTGAAGTCATAGTCCCGGCATGGGTTTCGGCCCGTGACCGAACAGTGGCGGCAATAATCAACGCCCGAGCGGGCGCGTCGCGAAGTAGCCTCCCAAGTCATGACAGCACCGCCTGCATGGCCCACACCACGCCATCGCGATAAGCCTTCACCCAACGCTTTGCAGCATCGCTGCTGGCGGCGGTGTAAACAGGGCCGCGGTTGGGAAAGCGAGGGTCGCAAACGTCCACGCCGCAATCGGTGCGGGGCTTGAACTGATAGCCGAAATAGGTCTGCATGGTCTTAATCCTTGATTGGGTAACCGATATCCCTTATATCTACCCGATATCGGAAACAGTCAATAGGCGATATCGCAAATGAGCGGGCTTGCAGAAAAAAAGATATCGGATAGTCAGTCCCGCATGGGACGCCCACCGCTCGGAGTCGTTGCAACCGTGGTTCGGTTGTCGCCTGATCTACTTGCCCGCATCGATGCGCTGGCAGGACCGGGAAAGCGCGCCGACTTCATCCGCAAAGCCGTGGAAGCAGAACTGGCACGGCGAGAGCGCGAAGGCTGACCCCACACGCAGGCGCTTCAACCATTGTCCGTCTCCTTGAGGGCTGCGAGGGCTTTCCAAGACATCTGCATGGGGCAGGTCATCACAGGCGGATTTGCACCACTGCAATCACCGTTGCAGACCGGACAGCCAAACGACCGAAACACCTCCAACGCCTCCACCAGCGCACGATGATCTGCGAGGGGTTGCGTGCGGTGGCGTGTGTTCCATGCGGCGATGGCTTCCGCTTCGGTGTCTTGGCGATGGGTCACGACGCCGCAAGCGCAACGTACTCGCCATGCATCATCGGAATACGTGGATTTGATCGGTAGCGGGGCTGTAGTCGAGACGCACCACGGGTTCGGGCACGGCTTGAGTTCAACCGGCGTAGTCTCGGGGGTGCTCAT